ACTCCTTCTGGAGCAAAATCAAGACAATCTAAAAACTGATTATAATTACCTTGCTCAAGTAATTTAATGACATCCTCTTTAGTATAATAATATTCAGGTTGAGTATCGGGAAATAATTCTTTTAACGCTTCCGGATCCTTAATAACTAAATAATCCTGTAAAATAATATCTCCACCTGGCACCCAAGTTAATGCCTCTAATTCTTCAAAAGTAATCTTTTTCGTTTCTCTGACAGCAAATTGACGTCTAATATCATGTCTGTCACCAAGATCAGGAATAGTATATCCTACCAAACAACTGCTCCGATTAGTAACCGGAATCTCTCTATTTTTCTCTACCATATTAACTTATTCTCCTTAAATTCTTATAATAGGGTTGAGAGAATAATCTCTCAACCCATTATATTAAATATTACATATCTTCCCACTTGTTACTCTTCTTCAAAGAAGTGTTCTGATACACGCAGATACCAGGATTAACCATGTAAGTACCTACACCAACACGCTGATAGGTGTGGATTTCACTAGACCAATCGCGGTTCTCGAACTGCTTAACCTGTGCAGTACCCTCAAAGATAATATGAACAGGTTTAGTAGAACCATTAGGAATAATATAAGCATAAGAAGGATCAATAACCTTCATCTTGTTAGAGATATCTTCAAAGGACTGAGGAAGAATAATAACTTGATGTCCCTTATAAGTAGTAAAGGCACCATTCTGCCATATAGTCTCTTTCATGTTATCTGAATACTGCCATGAATTTGTAGGAAGCATAGTAGCAGCAAATTCAAATGTGCAATAAATTGTACTCTGACCATAAACATCAGCAGTCTGAAGCAGATGATCCATAATCTTTTCGTCAAACTTAGTTTGAACAGTCTTATTAATCGGATTAAGACCAGCTACAGTAGCTTGAAGAGCAAGAGCAATTTCTTTATAAATCGCTTCATCAATACCTTCAAGAACCAGACTATAGTAATCACTCATCTGGAACCGACCAGTAAGCAGCTCTTCCCATTCAACACGAGCAGCACCTCCGATGATGCCTGTAGGAATGGTCATTTCATATCCATCAAGCTTAAAGGTTTCATAACGACCAGCCGCCGCAACTTTAGTAACAAATCCCTTAGCACGTTGCTTAGAAGCATCACTTACACGAAGCTTCATAACAGCTCTATCGCCAAATCCAATATTCTGAACATCAGCAAACTGACCATACTGTTGAATAACACGAGGAGGAAGAACCTCAGTAAGACCAGTTTCAATCAGATCAAAAATCATATTCTGATTTTCACGGAACAATGAAGGGGTAGCACCCAACTTATTCAGCTCCTGTGCAAAAGTAGCGCTAATCGCATCAGCAGAAAGCTTTTCATTTCCGACAGAGAAAGTATTCTTAGGATTAAGAGAAGCTTTAGCGTTAGCTCTAGCAAGTTCAATTAAACTCTTTTTATCTAATGCCATTGTTTTTCTCCTTTCCTATTATTGTACTCTCTGGATCTTAACGCCAGGTTCTTTTCCATCAGACATAGTATAAACTTTAACAACCTTCCAAACCATACCCGTATTAGGTTTAGTGGCAACAAGGCCAAGGTAGCCATTAGCTTTAACCTCAAGATAATTACCTACATTAAGATCATAACCAACAGTTTTTCCGTCATAGCTAGAAGCAGCAGTATTAAAAGTATTAGTAGTATAAATATCACCTACATTAGTACCAATAAGACGAGGCACAAGAGTTCCATCAATGAAATCCTCAGCCTTCATCGCATAATCCTTATGATAAGGACGTCTTTCATCGTAATGATGTTCTTCATTATAAATCAGCATCCAATCTCCGTCACCGGTAAGATTAACTTTACCAGCGGCATAATCATATTTAGCAAAACGACCCTGTTCAATAATGTCACCCATGGTGCTCTTATCTACAGGAAGCTGTGCATAGATACGACCTTCAACGATACCAGAAAGGTGATTAGGCTCAACTTGCCCAAATCCTTTTCTATCAATCTGTGCCATAATAGCATCCTCCTATATAATTATTGTTCATTTTCCTTTACGGCTTTTACCCAATCAGGGATAGAAACATTAGCGTTTTCAAAATTATAAATTACTGGAGCTTCTTCTTGTGTTTCAGAAGCTTCTTGGTAACTGAAATTTACACCTTTACGGAATCCAATCACAGCTAACTTAGATTCAATCTCTTCTAAAGAATATTTATCTTTATTTTCAATTACATCTTTTTTATCTTCATCAGATAACATAGAAAATTTAGCAATTAAAGCATCTTTCTGTTTATCTTCAACATTACTTTTAAACTGAGACAAATCTTTCAGAGACGCCTTCAGTTCAGCAAGTTCTTTCTGAAGTTCAGTGTAGTTAGTTTGAAGTTCATTATAACTAGTTTCTAAAGTAGATTTTTCCGCTTTCTTTTTATCTTCATCTTTTCCATCATCATCAGAATCTTGTTCTTTACCATCATCTTTTTCTTCATCATTATTTTTCTTTTCAAAATCTACATTACTTTCAGTTCCAACCTCTACATTACTTTCATTTTCAGAAGTAGAAGATTCAACAGAATTGACCTCAGAATTTTCTTCTTGACTAAATTCAGCAGCAGGTTCTTGTTCTACTGTTGATTCATTTACAGGAGTTTCTCCCTGCAATTGTTCATTCATTGGCATATCTGTGTCTCCTTTCAACACTTGTTGTAATTCTTGCATCATAGTAAACAAGGTATTTTTAAATTTATCATCTAAAGTGAAATTTCTACTAACAGTAGGCTCGGTAACAGCAGCCCCTTCATAACAAGGTTCTACATCATCACCTAAAATACAAAGTTTTGAAAATATTGCGTCACTAATAATAAAAAATTCAATATTATCTTTTAAATCAGTTGACCAATGTCCTTGTAAATTTTTTGAATCAAGTTCCATTGATTGTGATTTACCTTCATCTTCAAAAACTTTTTTAGCTTCTTCAAACTGCTCGGTCCAAAGATAACCAGTAGTCATTAAATATGTTCTAGTAACCTTATTACCAAAATCATCTTCATCTTCAAAATCTTTAAACCAAACTTTTGCATCTGGAGAAACAAATCCATAAGGAATTGTTAAACAATTAAAATGAATGCCTTCATCATCAATAATGACTTGTTCTCCATGGTCTGCAAAATCCTCTTTATCCTTTTTAAAATATCCAACAATAGGAGCACCACGAAGAGTTTTAGCCATCTCCCTGGCGGTTCCTTCATCAATATAACTATTGTTACGATTTTTTCCAAGATAGAATACTTTTATCTCACATTTTGACATTAACGGGTTAATATCAAGAGGCTGAAGATCAATAAACTCTATACCAGATTCAACCGCAACTGATCTATGCGCTAAAGCCATTTTACTCTCCTTACTACATTGATTCCCTGTTTTGTATTGTCTTCTCGGCTTTTTCTGAATCGTCTTTCTCTGGGCGGCCGGCCGTATCGTTACCGGTTTGTCCCGTTTCGCCGCCAGCTCTACGCCTACTATTCAAAGCATCAGCGTTCATAGTATTAGAAGTAAGCGGAGGTACAAACACGCTAACCAAATCAAGAATATCATTCTCGAAAAACGCATTAGCCAAAATGCTACTTTGACTTTGACCAAGTGCAACTTGTGGTAACATCTTAGAATAACCCATTTGAGCTTGTTCTTTATACAATTTCGCTAATTCTTTATAATTATATATCGTAGTACATAGAATCTGTGCTTTATAAAATGTCCTTTTTGGAGATTTATTAAATCCTTTTTCAAGTAAGAAATTTAAAAAGTTCTCTAATTGCGCTACAAGATTATACATACTTGCTTCATCATTCAAAATTGAATTATTTAAAGCAATATTACCATCACTGTTGAATTGCATTTGAGAAACACCTGCTTCATTATAAACGGTTCTCTCAACTTTTTCCAATTCATCCATAGTGGTTGTAGTGCTCTTGTCTGCCATATCCTCAACGGTAACATCTGCAAAAGTGGTTAAAACATCAACTCCTATTGCTCTACTTAGCATCGATACAGCATTGTCATGTAACTGTTGAGCTTCATCAATATCAAAAATTAAATCTCCATTTTTATCTAATGGCATTTTTTGAACTATGATTTTTAGTAATTTCTGTGCCATTTTCTTTCTATCAAGGTCTTGCGCAGCATCTAAGTCAATAATAGCAGGAATAACGGAAATAAAAGCTGGAAAATCTTCTCCGTTAATATTAAATTTTACTGCACTATTAATATCTAATAAGTACCAACCAGCAGTATCACCTTGAAAATCACCCTGTAATTTACCTGCATGATAAGCATCATATCCTTTACGAAATTCTTTTGGAAATAATTTTAATATCCTATCTCTTTGTATCTGATCGGTATATACCTCATCAAAAAATTTCATATTAAATTCAACTGCAGGTCGGCCTTTTACACTATACCTAGAACGACAATACTTTGCTGGTAGCTCTTGCAAAATAAATCTTTCAGAATTGGGAATTAAATAACCATAATAACATCCAAAACGAATGACTTTTAATGCAATTTCTCCAAAAACCTTTTTTATTTCTGAATTATCAAAAAATCTAAGTACCCGCATAAAATTAGTAAACATTTTATCTCGTTCTTTCCATGTTGGTAATTCGTCATCTAATAACCCAGAACATTCATTTTCATAAGGAGTAATAAACCAATCGTATTTATAAAGATATGCCATATAACGACACAATCTATTATAAATACCACTAGTACGATAGAAAAAATTAGATATATCTCTCATTTTTTCTATATCACATCTATCAATTGCATTAAGTACTTCTTCTTTATCTGCTAATCTTGGATTTATTTTTCGTAAATCTCCAAAAGTAACAACAGCATCATCAAGAAGCTTAATTCCAACTCTTATTTTTGAAAAATCAATTGTTCCATCTGCAGAGCGCGGTACATATCTATCATCAATAGAATTTGCAACTTGCATAGCAAACCCTTTGCTTTTGATTTCTTTCATCCTATTGTTCAAGATAACACCTCTCTATTTCCTTTAATAGCCTGCCAAAGTCATAATATAATCATAATTAATAATATTTTCATCTACCCACGGAATCGCAATTAATTTAATTCCATGTTTTTTACAATATTCTCTTTTTTGCATATCATAAAATTGTTGCTTTCTTAATCCATCCATACCACCAAATTTTGGTTTTGGATGATAATGTTGTTCACCTTGGTATTCTATTAAAAAATCTATGTCTCCATTATCATCGAAGACAGCAAAATCAAATCTGAGCTAAAGAGGGTGTCCATTATTTGACACAAGATCTTTAAACGTATATTCCTCTTGATAATCTAATCCTGCCATATCAAGAATTTCAGCTATTTTTATTTCACCTCTGGACGCCTTCACTAACTCACCTCCTTGGTTATAACAAAAATGTTATAACAATAACCTCTTATATACATATACAAAATTACCTTTTACTATTTTAAAAAATATACCCAAAATTTTTGCTACTTTATGATGTGAAAAACATCATGTCTGCTATATTAAATTTCTTACGCTTTTTCTTCATTTCTTCTTGCTTCTTAACATAATAAAGACCATACTCCATAGCAGAAAATTTATCTTTTTTAACCGTCTTTGAATTTTGTTTTAAAATAATATTAATGCCTTCCGTATCTTCAACAAGATTTAATAACTGTTCTCGTAATGATGTGGTAAGAGTAAATGGCATTAATTTTTCAGCTCTCTGCTCTGGCGTCATACCTTTTCCAAGTTTTGTCTCCATTAATTTCATTTTAGCTTGACGTTCATCTATTAAGAATTTAATCTTTCCACTTGAAAGCTGAGTTTGAACATAACTGTGCATTTCTGTGTTCATTGGAGCATTAGCTTTAATAACAAACATAGCATTACATTCTGTATCATCAGTAATATATTTTTTATAATCTGGATAATCTTCTAAATTTTCAACTCCAAAAGGAGGAAGTGTATCTCCTGTTACAGGATCAATTTGACTTCTTACCATGAAGTCTAATAGACCTGCTCCAAGACCATTTCCATCAATAGACAAAATCCTGGCTTTATATTTATAATACAACTTTTTTAAATTAATAGCTTGAATTTCAAAGTGCTCTGCTTCCCAAGAAAAAATATTTACTAATGATTTTAATGCAGCTCCTTGCGGTTGAGGGGTAACTTTAAATACCAAAGCTTCTGTCGTACATCTAGTTCGTCCAACGTCAACACCAATAACATAATAAGCATTTTTAGAACTTTT